CTAAAACACCCCCCCCCGGATTACCTAGTTAATAACCGCAGGATTGATTACCTGTATTGTGTAGCAATCGGTGAGTTACTTCCGTTGTCGTGGATGGAATCTATCTGGGTGTTGCTGAGTAATACTAGGTCCCTCAGCCAGTAGGCATACACGAGTCCGCGTCCGGCTCTAGGGAGGGTTAACCTCTGCCGTCTACTCCGTAACTCGTACCTCTACGATAGGTCAGAGTTGAACTGAGTACAATACGATTCTAGTATCCATTGTAAGGAATTCTTATGTAATGATTGACGACAGCTTAAAAGCAGCTTTACTTTTACTAAGACAGATGCAGCAGGAGAATGATGATGGAAGCAGACGACACACCAAAAATAACCAAGGGAACAAACTCAACCCCAACGACTCGGGCCGGGAGAGCAGCGAGAGCCGGCAAACCAGTTACGCAGAAAGACGGAACTGTAAAGAAGGCCAGATCAACCGGAAGCTATAGCGTTAGCGGGAAAAAGGTTACGGTTCTTCAAACCCAAGACAAACACAAGCTTTGGGCCGATTTGTTTTCAATAACCGAAAGCCAAATCAGGCAACTCAAAGAAAAAACTGAAATTGGCGAAGAGTTAGACCCCAAAGAAATGTCTAAGCTTGATAGCTGTTTTAATGGAATGAAAAAGCTTATTGAAATTGAGGCCCAATTAAAATCTGATGCCATTGCATCTATGTCTACTGAAGAGCTAATTGCTGTGGCTAAGAAATCAATTAGAGAGGCTACAAGCAAAAAGAAATCAAACCCTGTAGCCAAAAGTGGGGGTGCAGCGTGATCAGAGATATTAAATCCATAGACCACGATTTTATTTATCATTCATGGCTGCATTCGGTTAATTGCCCAACAAAAGCAGTGTCTTACATGACTCGGTTCTTGATTGACTCCCTGGTAGAAGACCCAGGGCCAAATAGGGGTATTCAAGTATGGTGCCCAGATGACGATGAGAACCATATTATTGGGTGGGTAGCTTACGACAAAATTGAATCAACGCCTTTGCTCCATTACGTGTTTGTTAAAAAGAAGTTTAGACAAAACCACGTAGGCACAGACTTAATAGAAAGCATTTACCCCAACAGAGGCAACAAGATATTTTGCACCTACTGGTCACATCACATGCAAAACATGAATGCTCGGCAAGTGTGGAATGTTAAGTTTGTTTCTAACCTGCTGCCTTCAAAAATACATGAGCTGCATATAGACCCAAAAGAGGTACTCTATGGCGCTGCCTAAACTTACACTTACCGACAGAGAGATATACGAAGCCCTGGCTGTCAGGATGAAGGCCCAAAAGCCTCTTAATGCTTCCCAGAAAGAGCAAAAAAAATCGAGGCAGCTTAACCTATCTAGGACTTTGTTTACTGAACAGGTTGATTTTATTAATGATTCAAGCAAGCGCAAGGCAGCTATATGTTCTCGCCGTAGTGGTAAAAGCTACGCGGCAGGTCGTTACCTAATCAAAGAGGCCATGGAAGATGATGGCACTGTATGTGTTTACATCGCCAGAACTCGAGAAGCTGCCAAGCGTATCTTATGGAGCTCCCTGAAAGAGGCAAACCAGCAGTATCGTTTAGGAATCAAGTTTAACAATGCAGATCTTATCGCCACGTTTCCAAATCAGTCTAAAATTATGTTTACCGGCGCCAACGATGCCAGTGATGTAGATAAACTTCGTGGTGCTGCATTTAGCTTGGCCGTGCTTGATGAGGCCGCATTCTTTAACATTAATGTTCGAGAGCTGGTTAATGAAGTCCTTACGCCTGCATTGCTAGATAGAGACGGAAGCCTGGTTTTAATATCAACGCCTAACTCAGCGTGTCATGGATTCTTTTATGACGTAACAGAAAAAGGATCCTATAACTTTTCAGTTCACAGGTGGACAGTTAAAAACAACCCCTATATGCAACACGCTGTCAGAGCTATCCAGCAAGATATCGACAATGGGATCCTCAATCCCGAAGATCCCTCCTACAAGCGCGAGTACCTCGGACTCTGGGTTAGAGACGACCAAGAGATCGTCTACAATTATACCCAGGACAATTTGTTTGAGAATAGACCCGTAAGCAACGAATGGGAGTACGTCCTCGGGATCGACCTCGGTTATCATGATGCTACTGCCTTTGTTGTTGTTGCATGGTCGCCTGATTTTCCTTGCCTTTATATTATCGATGAACACAAGCAGAGGAAAATGCTTACATCTGAAGTTGAAGAAAAAATTACCAGATACATGAAGGACTACAATTTTACTTCAATTGTTATGGACTCTGGAGGCGGTGCGTCAAAAATGGTCTTAGAAACCTTTAAGCAGAGAAGCGGGATACCCATTAAGCCCGCTAAAAAATCTGGCGATAAGGTTGGCATGATCAAAATTATGAATTCTGAGCTTGCAGCATCAAGGATTAAAATTAGACACGGAATGGAAATCCTTAATGAGTGGGACAAGTTACAGTACAATCGGTCGGGAACAGCAGAAGATAAAAGGTTTGATAATCACCTGTCCGATGCTTGCCTATATGCATGGCAAGAATCAAAGCACTTCTTTTTTGAAGAGCGCACTGGGGCACCGTTATTTGGGACTGAAGCTTACTTTAGGAAAGTTGAAGATGACTTAGAGCAAAAACTTCTTGAGGAGCAAGACAGAGACAAGTATGATTCTGATATCTGGGGTGAAGGCTATTCTGAATCAGATGTTTTCAACTAGATGGAAAGCCGAAGCAAATGAAAGACGAGAGCAGCAAGATGGGCTTAAAGAAGAACATGGGCCCGGGGCATACAACAAAGAAAATCAGGGCCATATTAAAGCTTATGACTGAGTTCGGAATTACAAAATACAGGGACTCTGAAGTAGAGATGGAAATGGGGCATGCTATAGTGCCGCCTGCTCAGCAGTCTTTAACCGATCAGTCTTCTTTTGATTTTGGTAATTATGACGATAACGCGTTAAGTCATGATGATGAGAAAATTTCTGAGCCTATTGCAAGGGACGGCCTTGGGTTTAGCGAGGATGATTACCTCTGGAGGAGTGCTGAGTCATGAGCCAATACGGTATTTACGGAGATGCTTTCTGGTGGCAAATGGATGAAGATCCTCACACGGCTATCAGCAAATTTATTAAAGTTCTCCGAGACGAGCAAAGCACTTATTACTCTGACATTGCAACCTACATGGGTCTATACAACGGCAGGCCACTCTCATCCAGGTACACTCAAGGTTCTACCCAATACGCAATGATGCGCCAGCCCAGGCTAACATTCAACATCATTCACTCCCTCTGCCAAGCCGCTACATCTAAAATTGCCAAACATAAACCTGCTGTCAGTTTTTTGACAGACGGCGGAAGCTACTCACAGAAAAGAAAATCAAAGCTTCTCGGCAAGCTAATTCAAGGGCAATTCTATGCCATGCGGCAATACTCAGTTGCTCAACGAGCATTTCTTGATAGCTGCATCACCGGAACAGGCGTCATTAAATATTACAATGAGTTTGGAAAAATTAAAGCCGAACGAGTTCCAGTTCATGAAATGACTATTGATCCCATGGAAGCCGAATACGGAAATCTTCCAAGGCAAATGTTTCAAACCAAACGTGTCTCTAAAAGCGTTCTTGCAGAAATGTTTCCAGAAAAACGCGAAGAGATTATGCAGTCTGAGTCCTATGAAGATGAAGACTATCATACAGACTCTAGACATACTGATATGATTGAATGCCATGAGGCTTGGCATCTGCCCAGTGGCCCAGAAGCAACTGATGGCCGCCATGTTATTTGCACAGGCAACGTAACTCTTTTTGATGCGCCATGGGAAAAAGACCATTACCCGTTTACCTTTATTCGATGGACAGAAAACCCTATGTCATTCTGGGGCAACGGCCTGGCTAAGGAAGTTAAAGGCATACAGGTTGAAATCAATAAACTGCTTGCTCGAATTCAAGAGCAAATGCATTTAGCAACTCCAAAAGTATTTATTGAAGATTCTTCTAAAATTGTGCAATCGCATCTAAACAATCGTGTTTTTGGAGCAATTAAATACCGTGGAACTCCTCCTCAGTTTTTTGTTCCTCGATCTGTATCCGGTGAAATGTTTGCTCATTTAGACAGGCTGGTTGATAGAGCCTATGAAATGACGGGCATTAGTCAACTTGCTGCCCAGTCTAAAAAACCAGTCGGCCTTGAGTCTGGACGTGCTTTGCGTGAGTTTTCAGACATTGAATCAGAGCGGTTTATGGTTGTTGGCCAAGCTTATGAGCAGTCATTCCTTGACGCTACTGAGTTAATTATCGATTTAATTAAAGACGCTCATGAAAGAAATGACACTTATACTGTTGCAAGCTTTGATAAGAAAAGCGGCCTTGAAAAAGTTAAGTGGTCAGACATTAGCCTTAAGGATGATGAGTACGTTATCCAGGTTAAGCCTATTGGTTCATTGCCTCAAACCCCGTCTGCTAAATTATCATCTGTTGCAGAGATGCATATGAATGGATTTTTTACGACAGAAGAAGCACATCAGTTATTAGATTTCCCAGATCTTGAAACGGCCAACAAGCTTAAGACTTCATTCATTGATGTTATTGATAAAATTATTGAAAACATTTTAGAGAAATCAAAGTTTACTGCGCCCGAGTCTTACATGAATCTAGAACTCGGCATTGCTAGAATGCAACAGGCATACAACGTTTCTCTTGTTGATGATGTTTCAAACATGAAACTTGAGCTTATGCGTCGTTGGATATCTCAAGCTAACGGCCTTTTAGCTCAGAAAAACGCTCCCGTTCCAGGTCAGGCACCAGGAGCAATGGGGCCAGTTCCCGGCGGAATGCCATTGCAACCATCCCCAATACCTCAAATGGGACCAATGGCACCGCCACCAGGAATGCCTTTACCTGAAAGCCCAGCAGCTGGGCCAGCAGCACCGCAGTTACCACCTGAATTAGCAGCAGCATTAGGAGCATAAAAAATGGAATCAACAGCAGAATCAGTACCAACACCAGAGCCGGCACTTGAGTCACCAGCAGAGGCCCAAGCAGTCGAGCCTGAAATGCCAGAAAGCTTCAATATTTTTGAAGAGGAACCTTCTCAACCGGAGCCTGAAACACATTCAGCCAATGACGTAGTTGCTGATCAACCTCGAAAAAGTAAACAATTCTTAGAAAAAATTAAACAAGACAGAGAATTAAGAAATAACGAAATTCAATTAAAGCAAAGGGAAGAAGCGCTTTCCTTAAGGGAACAAGAGCTAAAGTCTTTGGCTGATGCTCAAAAAATGCTTCAAGATAATCCTGATGAGTTTTTGAAATCTCAAGGCATTGATCCGATGGATTATTATCGGCGATGGACAGAGAGAATGATTAGTGGTGGCGAGGTTTCAGTTGAAACCCAAATGTCTGACACCCAAAAAGAACTTGAAGCTTTAAAACAAAAAATGACTCAAAAAGAACAAGCTGATCAAAATGCAAAAGCTAGCGCTAAACAGCAAGCGGCTTACCAGCAATTGATTGGAGATGTTGAGCAATTTGCATCATCGTCAGATGGTTATGAAACCATTAAAGGGACATGCACTGCAAAAGATGTTGTCGATGGAATGATTACCCATTTCCGTAAAACGGGAGAAGAAATCACTGTTGAGGAAGCATTTGAAAAAATCGAAGCTGGACTTCGAGAGCGTGAAGAGAAGTATTTTTCTGACCCTGGGGTTATTGAAAAACTTCGAAAATATAACCCAGAAGCATTTAAAAACGTGAAAGGCCCACAAGCAACTTTATCGGCCAAATGGAAGGAACAACCCACAAGAAAAGCCCCCAGTGAAATGACGGATGATGAAATCATCGAACACTGGAAAGGCAAACTCTTCACGTAAGAAAGGACAAAGGAAATGGCTTCCTTTAATTTAACCAACTTCGATGCGGCGATGAAGCAACTCTACCCGCAGAAAAAAGTTCATAATCTTGTTTATAAGAACAACCCACTGCTTGCATGGATGCCAAAAGTAGAACGCTTCCCTGGCCGAAATGCTCAAATTACCGTTGAGTACGGTATGCCTGGTGGCCGTAGCGCAAGCTTGTCAACGGCAATTACTAACCGTACCGGAACTCAGCTTGAGGATTTTATCGTCACGCGAGTAAAAGATTATTCCGTGGTAAGTGTAGACAACGAGGCAATGCTTGCTGCTGATGGCAACGAAGGCTCTTTGATTGAGATGGCCAAGAACAAGACTGATAGCGCAATTCGCTCTCTGTCTCGTGCAATGGGTATTGATATTTACCGTGGTGGTACTGGTGCTTTGGGCTTGTCAACTAATGTTAGCCTTGGCGGTAGTGCTGGTGAAGATTACGCTGTTTTCAGTGCTGATGATATTACCAACTTTGAGATTAATCAAAAGCTTGTTTATTCATTGACTGATGGATCTGCTCTTCAGGATTCAGGTGCAGCTTTGACAGTAAGCAAAGTTGATTATGATAATAACCGTGTTTACTTTTCAGAAAACCTTGTAGCTGGCAGTACTCACGCCAACCTTGATGCTGACAAAACTCAGTATTTCTATGCCCAGGGTGATGCAGCTAACGGTGGCTCTAATATTAAGCTTGCTGGTCTTGACGCATGGTTGCCTTCAACTGTTTCAAGTACAGCATTTTTTGGTGTTGACCGAACAACGCATCCAACGCGTTTGGCTGGCCAGCGGATTTCAGGCGGAACTGCTGCAATCAAAGAAGCTCTTATTGACGGCATGGTTCGTGTTGCTCGTGAAGGCGGTATGCCTGACGCAGCATTTATGAGCCCAGAGCTTTGGGCTGAACTTGCCAAAGACATTGATCCTACTGGAGCAGCGTCACAAGTTCGCATTGATGAAGGAACAAATGAAGTTCAAGTTGGCTTCACTGCCCTTCATGTTGCAGGTCCTACAGGTGTTGTTAAGGTTTTTGCAGATCATAACTGCCAAGCCAACACCATTTGGTTGCTTCAGAAGGATACCTGGGAACTTCGAACCATTGGTTCTGCTCCTCGTATTCTTGACTTTGATGGCCTTAATGGGCTCCGACAAGCCACGGATGATGGTGTCGAGTACCGCTGGGGCTACTACGGAAACGTAATCTGCACAGCTCCGGGTTGGAACTGTCGTATTACATTGAGCTAAATTGTTAGACTGGGGGGTTTCGGCCCCCCTTTCTTTCATCCGGAGGAACCATGAAAAGTCCAGGCATTGCTTTAATTTTGGGTAGTGAAGCATCTATGAAAAAATCCAGTAAATCTGAGGAAGGGTCAGATCATATGGAGGCTTTTGAAGATGCGGCTCTTGAGTGCTTTAGTGCGTTAAAAGATGGTGATCGTTCTCGCTTTGTTGATTCTTTAAAAGATGCTATTAAAATTTGTACACACAGTTACGATAGCCACGACAAGGATGATTACTGATGTCTACACTGTCAGAGCTAAGAACACGGGCTAGGCGTCTTGCTGATGCGGTTGGAAACAACTTCTTTAGCGATGCCGAAGTGAATGATTATATCAACACCGGCCTCGGTGAGCTTCATGACTTGCTAGTATCTAAATTTGAAGATTACTACGTCAGCTCTGCCACGTTCAATCTGACCAGTGGGACATCGTCTTACTCCCTGAGTTCTATCGGCATCTCGAATATGTATAAAATTCTTGGTGTCGATATTACTCAAGGCTCTGATACTATGCGAATACCGCGATACTCATTTAATGAGCGGAACATGTTTGCGTCTGACACGTCTATTTATACCGACAAAGGGTACACTCGATATCGGTATAATTTAAATGGGTCTAGCTTAAGTTTTATTCCGGAGCCAAATGGATCTGACTCAGTAAAAGTTTGGTACGTGCCTAGTTGCACTAAGCTGACTGGCGACTCTGATGCTACTGATGGAAGCCTTGAGTTTAACTGGGAAGAGTATGCAGTTGTATCAGCAGCAATTAAAATGAGAATGAAAGAAGAAACTTCAGTCACCGCACTTGAAAGAGAGCGTGAACGGTTAACAGCCAGAATTGAAGAAGCTTCTCGCAATCGTGATGCAGGTGAGCCTATGGGCATTACCGATGAATCTGTTGGGATTTTACCTGGGTATTGGTTTTCTACTTAAATATAATCTTTAGGCGTTTATCGATGGTACTAAGAAGTTTTCAAAAAGTTGACACAACAGATGTTAGCATGAGGGAAATGCAGTATCGTCTTGAGGAAACCTTGCGGCCTGTTACCAGCTCATCGATAGTCGATGGTCGTCTTATTGAAAATGTATCCTTGTCGTCTGGAACAACTTTAAAAATTGCTCATAAACTTGGTCGCAAGATTATTGGGTATATTGTTGTTGGGAAAAATGCAGCCCAGCATGTTTATGATGAAAACTCTGGAAAGTCTGATCTTGATACTTACTTGCATTTAACATCTGGCGGAACTGTTACCGTTAACGTCTGGGTATTTTAATGACACTGCAGAAAAATATATTCAGAATCCAGCTTGGCCGTGGTGCT